CAGTTGCTGCTGGAGGCGTTTTCTCTTTTGTACCAAGTGTACAAGGAGCAGAAGTCTGGCCGGCGATACTTTCGGCCGGTGTCTATATATCCTACGCTGGCCAAGATACAGAAGAGACTGGACAAGCCTGTCGAGCGAGAGGCGTTCTCGATAGTGAGACAGAGACGGGAAGCGAATAGCCCATGGACTTAAGTGACCTGATAGCTCGTCTGCCGCCGGCGGAGCAGGAGCAGTTGCTGGAGCAGGTGAGTCAGTACAAGGATGCGCTGGTCCGGGAGAAGGCGCAGAAGAAGTTCATGGCCTTTGTACACGAGATGTGGCCGGGATTTATCCATGGCCGGCACCACGCCATCATGGCCAAGAAGTTCGAGGAGATAGCGGAAGGCAAGTTGAAGCGGTTGATCATCAATATGCCTCCTCGGCATACGAAGTCTGAGTTCGCTAGTTATATGTTGCCCGCGTGGTTTCTGGGGAATCACCCTAACAAGAAGGTAATCCAGACGTCGAACACGGCCGAGCTGGCTGTCGGATTTGGTCGGAAAGTCAGGAACCTGGTGGATAGTGATCAGTATGGAAAAATCTTTCCCGGAGTCGGCCTGCGTGCGGATTCCAAGGCGGCGGGTCGTTGGGCAACTAGCCACGGCGGCGACTATTTTGCTATTGGTGTTGGTGGCACTGTTACTGGTAAAGGCGCTGATCTCCTTATTATTGATGATCCACACTCCGAACAAGAAGCGCGACTTGCCCAAGGCGACCCAACCGTCTTTGACAGTGTGTACGAATGGTATACATCAGGTCCACGGCAGCGTTTGCAGCCGGGAGGAGCGATTGTCATAGTCATGACGCGCTGGTCAGACAAGGATTTGACCGGCCGAGTACTGAAAAGTGACGCGACAGAGTGGGAAGTAATCGAATTCCCGGCAATATTACCGAGCGGGAACAGCCTCTGGCCTGAGTTTTGGCCGGTAGACGAGCTGTTGGCGCTGAAAGAAGAGCTTCCGGCATACAAATGGAACGCCCAGTACCAGCAAAAACCCACTGGAGAAGAGGGTGCGCTGGTAAAACGGGACTGGTGGCGGCTCTGGGAGGGCGATAGAGCGCCTGCTTGTGAGTTCATCATCCAATCTTGGGACACGGCGTACACAAAAAACCAGCGAAGTGACTATTCGGCCTGTACTACGTGGGGTGTTTTTAACAAAGACGAGGATGAGAACGACGTCAACATCATTTTGCTGGACGCTTGGAAGGGGAAAGTTGAGTTTCCAGAGCTAAAACAGAAGGCAAAGGAGATGTACGACGACTGGGAGCCGGATGCCTGCATTATTGAAGCCAAAGCGGCGGGTGCTCCGCTGATATTTGAGCTAAGAAGGATGGGAGTCATGGTTCAGGACTTCACACCTACACGCGGCAACGACAAATTCGTCCGTTTGAACAGCGTTACAGACCTATTTTCTTCCGGTAAAGTGTGGGCACCTGACAAACGCTGGGCAGAAGAGGTGATTGAAGAGTTTGCCCGGTTTCCAAACGCGGAGCACGACGACTTGGTTGACTCCGGTGTACAGGCATTGATGCGATTTAGGCAGGGCGGGTTCTTGCGGCTAGGGTCTGACGAGCAAGATGAGCCTATGGACTTGCGGCGCAGGCGAGTTTACTACTGAGGGCTGTTATGAGCGATCTAAATTTATGGCAGGCGGCCAAGTTTTGGTGGAAAGTTAAAAAAGCCAACCGAAAGTTGATTCAACAAGCGAAGTTGGCAGATAAAACACCGTACGTTACAACCAAAGAAGACGTTGATTCTTGGTTTGAAACCAACCCTTTCAAAATTACACGAGAAGATCTTTGCTCTCGTAAGTTTGTTGTTGTCCGCGAAAGAAGGTCAATCAACATAATTAAGGAAATTTAAAAATGGCAACAAATATTGACAAGGCGCTTTACCAATTGCCCGCCGGCATTGACGAAGACCTGATGGAAGCAGAGCCGATTGAGATTGAGATCGAAGATCCAGAGTCTGTCTCTATAGGTATAGGCGACCTTGAGATTGAGATGGGCAAAGTCGAGGACGAGGACGAGTTCAACGCCAACCTAGCGGAAGAAATGGACGATGGCCAGTTGCAAAGTCTGGCTGGCGACTTGCTCGGCGACTTCCAAGACGACATCGATTCTAGAAAAGACTGGATGAAGACGTATGTCGATGGTTTGGAACTCCTCGGCATGAAGATCGAGGAAAGATCCGAGCCGTGGGAAGGTGCGTGCGGCGTGTATCACCCGCTGCTGTCAGAAGCTCTGGTGAAGTTCCAGGCCGAGACGATCATGGAAACGTTTCCAGCGTCTGGCCCGGTGAAGACCAAGATCATCGGCAAAGAAACGCCAGAGAAGCGGGACGCGGCTGAACGTGTTCGTGACGATATGAACTATCAGTTGACGGAAGTGATGAAGGAGTACCGTCCTGAACACGAGCGCATGTTGTGGGGCTTGGGCCTAGCGGGTAATGCGTTCAAGAAAGTGTACTTCGATCCATCGCTTGGCCGTCAGGTGTCAGTGTTTGTGCCGGCAGAAGATGTGGTTGTGCCGTATGGGGCAAGCAACCTTGAGTCTTCGCCGCGTGTGACGCATGTGATGAGAAAGACCAAGAACGAGATGCGTCGGCTGATGGTGGCTGGCTTCTATCGTGACATCGATCTGCCTGAACCTGATAACGCGCTGGACGATATCGAGCGCGAGATCGCAGAGAAGATGGGTTTCAAGGCTACGACAGATGATCGATACAAACTGCTGGAGATGCAGGTGTATTTGGATCTGCCGGGGTATGAAGATGTTGACGATGATGGCGAGAAGACAGAGATCGGCCTGCCATACATTGTGACTATCGAGAAAACTTCACAAGAGGTTTTGGCTATCAGGCGTAACTGGCGGCCAGATGATAAGACGTATCAGAAGAGGAATCACTTTGTTCACTACCCATACATACCCGGCTTTGGCTTCTATGCCTTCGGCCTTATTCATCTTATCGGTGCTTTCGCTAAGTCTGGTACTTCTATTATTCGTCAGCTTGTTGATGCTGGCACTCTATCGAACTTGCCTGGAGGTCTTAAAACTAAGGGAATGCGCGTCAAGGGAGATGACACTCCAATTGCACCCGGCGAGTTCAGAGATGTGGACGTCGCAGCAGGTACCATCAGAGACAATATTCTCCCGCTTCCGTATAAAGAGCCGAGCCAAGTCCTCCTTGGATTGATGAATCAGATCGTTGAGGAAGGTCGCAGGTTTGCTGCTGCGGCTGATCTCAAGATCGCAGACATGTCGGCCAACTCTCCTGTTGGTACGACGCTGGCTATTCTGGAGCGCACGCTCAAAGTCATGTCGGCAGTTCAGGCGCGTATCCACTACGCGATGAAGCAAGAGCTGAAACTGCTGAAGGACATCATCCGTGACTATACGCCTGACAAGTACGACTACATGCCGGTGGAAGGAACGCCGCGTGCCAAGAAGTCGGACTACGACGATGTGGATGTTATTCCAGTCAGTGATCCTAATTCGGCCACGATGGCGCAGAAGGTTGTGCAGTATCAGGCCGTGATGCAGATGGCTGCTGCTAACCCGCAGATCTATGACATGGTGGAGTTGAACCGTCAGATGCTTGATGTTCTAGGAATCAAGAACGTCGGCAAGTTGGTTCCTAGTGCTGAAGATGTGAAACCCACGGATCCAGTGCGCGAGAACATGAACATCCTGAACGGCAAGCCTGTCAAGGCGTTTATCTATCAGGATCACGAAGCACATATCACTGTTCACCGTTCGGCCATGCAAGACCCGAAGATAGCTGCGCTTATCGGCCAAAACCCGAAAGCACAGATTATCCAAGCGGCCATGATGGCGCACATCAACGAACACATTGCCTTCCAGTACCGCATAGAAATAGAGAAGCAGTTGGGAGTCCCGCTGCCGGATATGGACAAGCAGTTGCCGGAAGAGATGGAAGTAGAGGTATCCCGCATGATGGCTGCGGCAGCCACAAAACTGTTGCAGAAGGATCAGGCGGAGGCTGCACAGCAGCAAGCACAGCAAGCGGCACAAGACCCGCTGGTGCAGATGCAGCAGCAAGAGCTGGCATTGAAAGCTCAAGAGATAGAGATCAAGAAGCAGAAGCTCGCGATGGACGCTGCGGCAGAAGCAGATCGCATCGAGATCGAGAAAGCTCGGATCGAAGCTCAAGAGCGTATTGCTGGCTTACAGGCAGGCGTCAAAGCGGCTTCAGAAAAGTCCCGCTTGGATGCAGAGATGGAAATCAAGGGTATTGAAGTTGGCAGCAGGATAGCCAAAGACCGTATGGAAATGCTTCGTCCACAACCGAAGCCAACCAAACCAAAAGGCTAATTTATGGATAAGACGTTTGAAGTACTCCTCAAACAGGTACGAGACAAGCGGGAACAGATAATTGAAGCCGTGTCCAACAACGCGGCCAAAGATTACTCTGAGTATCAAAAACTTTGTGGCGAGATTCGAGGTCTATCGATCACAGAGGGTTTCATCCTTGACCTTGCAAAGAAAATGGAGTTTTCCGATGAGTGAGTTTTTGATCGCCAGCCAAGATGGCGAGGTATCAACGCTGCCAGAAACAGCGGAGGAGAAGGCAAGGCAATTACCGGAACCGACCGGGTATCACATCCTGGTGGCGTTGCCGGACATCGAGGAGAAGTTTGACAGCGGGTTGGTCAAGGCGGATTCAACAATCCATTTTGAACAGGTGCTGGCAACAGTCTTTTTCGTAGTGAAGATGGGGCCGGATTGCTACAAAGATGAAAAACGGTTCCCGAATGGCCCATGGTGCAAGGAAGGGGATTTCATTCTCGCCCGTCCTAACACCGGCACCCGGCTGAAGATCCACGGACGCGAGTTCCGCCTCATCAACGACGATGTGGTGGAGGCCGTAGTGCAGGATCCTCGCGGGATTAGCAGGGCTTAACAAAGGAGAAACAAATGGCAAAAATGCAACAAGATGAGTACAAGTTCCCGGACGAGGTAGAGGACACAAAGGCTGAGTCTTCTGAGGAGTTTGAGTTCGAAATTGAGGACGACACTCCGCCGGAAGATCGTGGCAAGGAGCCGATGCCCAAGGAGATCGTCGAGGAACTTGAGAACGATGAGCTTGAGGAGTACTCGGAGAACGTCAGAACCAGACTGAAGCAGATGAGGAAGGTCTATCACGACGAGCGCCGGGAGAAAGAGCAGGCTCTGCGTGAGCAGCAGGAAGCTTTGGCTTACGCCCAGCGGCTGATAGAGGAGAACAAAGCCCTCAAAGGCCGGCTGACTCAAGGTGAGCAGGTATTTGTAGAGACGGCCAAGAACGCTGCCGAGCTGGAGATGGAAGCGGCCAAGAAGGAGTACAAGGACGCCTATGACATGGGCGACTCGGACTTGATCTTGGCGGCGCAGGAGAAACTGAACAAAGCTCAGTTCAAACTCCAGAAAGTCTCGGATTTTGTTCCGTCTAGACAAGAGCAGGAAGTTGAGGTACAACCGCAACAAATTCCAGTGTCTCGTCCTGACCAGAGGGCAGTTGCGTGGCAAGAGCGCAACGATTGGTTCGGTAAGGACGAGGAGATGACCAGCTTGGCTCTGGGCCTGCATCAGAAGTTGGTCAGTCAGTACGGGACTTCGTACCCCTCGACTGATGAATACTGGAAGAAGGTCGATGACACGATGCGTCGTCGATTCCCAGAGTATTTTGAGGAAAGTGATGAGGCCGCTGCGCCGGAGCCAAAACCCCAGCGCGACAAACCTCCAGCCGTCGTAGCGCCAGCAACTCGCAGCACCGGATCCAAAAAAATCACGGTGAAGCAGTCGGCAGTCGCCATGGCCAAAAAACTTGGCGTGCCGCTGGAAAAATACGTACAGGAAATGCAAAAACTGGAGAAGAGAAATGGCTGAAAATCGCACACCCCGTAATATTGAGACTCGTACCCAGGCCGAGCGTCCCAAGCAGTGGATGCCACCGGAGCTTCTGCCAGAACCAGATATGCAACCGGGTTACAAGTATCGTTGGATTCGAGTGACTCTTGGTGGTCAGACTGATGCACGAAACATCTCGATCAAAATCCGAGAAGGTTGGGAGCCAGTCAAGATCGAAGAGCAGCCGAAGTATCAACTGCTAGTCAACGGCGAAGGACGCTGGAAGGATTGCGTACAAGTCGGCGACGTGTTGTTGTGCAAGACGCCGGAAGAGCTGGCCGAACAGCGGAATGATCACTATCTGAAGCAGTCGGAACAGCAAATCAAGGCGGTGGACAGCAACCTTATGAGGCAAAGCGACCCACGTATGCCGCTGTTTAAGGAGTCGAGTTCATCGACTTCCAAGGGTAGTGGCGTTTAATTTTTTGGAGTTATAAATGGCATATCCTACTGTATCGAAGCCTTACGGGCTTCAGCCGGTCAATTTGATCGGCGGTCAGGTGTACGCCGGTTCAACTCGCCTGTTCCGTATTGCTAGTGGCTACGCTACCAGCATTTACTACGGCGATGTGGTCAAGATGAATTCTGACGGCACTGTCGTCAAGGATACTGGTACTTCGACCGCGACACCGGTTGGCATCTTCCTAGGCTGCACTTACACCAATCCGTCAACCAAGCAGAAGCTGAACTACCAGTACTACGCTGGCGGCACTGCTGCTGACGACATCCAGGCGTACATTGTAGATGACCCAGATGTTCTGTTTAAGATGGCTGCCGTTTCGTCCGGTACTACCGTTGCTTTCTATAGCTCGGAGCAGATCGGCCTGAACGCTGCGCTAATTCAGAACAACGGCTCGAACACCACGGGCGACTCGCAAGTTGCAATCAACGGCGCTTCGTTCGCCACGACTGCATCGCTGCCGATTCGTATCGTTGACATCGTGCCAGACACCTCGAATAGCTCAAACGGCTATTGCGAGTTCATCTGCAAATTCAACGCACCGTACATTGTTTCCACGTTCACGAATACGTCGAACACTGTTGCCTCTGTGGTAACTGGTGGTCATGCGTATCTGAACCCGACTGGTGTTTAAGGAGTAAGACATGGCTATTTCACGCGCACAACTGTTGAAAGAGCTGCTGCCTGGCCTGAACGCACTGTTCGGCATGGAGTATGCTCGTTACGGCGAAGAGCACAAGGAAATCTACGAAACCGAGACTTCCGAGCGTTCGTTCGAAGAAGAAACCAAGCTGTCTGGCTTCAGCGCCGCACCGGTCAAGAACGAAGGTTCTGCGATCCGGTACGACAATGGTCAGGAAGCTTGGACTGCACGATACAACCACGAAACCATCGCTCTGGGTTTCTCGCTGACCGAAGAGGCCATCGAGGACAACCTGTATGACAGCCTCTCGGCTCGTTATACCAAGGGCCTGGCTCGTGCGATGTCGTACACCAAGCAGGTCAAAGCGGCAGCAGTTCTGAACAATGGCTTCTCGTCCAACTACCCCGGTGGTGACGGCGTTGCTCTGTTCAGCACCCAGCACCCTCTGGTCTCTGGTGGCACCAACAGCAACACCCCGACCGTTCAGGTTGACCTGTCTGAAACCGCGTTGGAAAACGCAGTCATTCAGATCGCAGGTTGGACTGACGAACGTGGTCTGCTGATCGCCGCTCGTCCCCGCAAGCTGATTGTGCCCCCGGCACTCCAGTTCGTGGCCACCCGTCTGCTGGAAACCCAGCTCCGTCCTGGCACCAACGATAACGACGTGAACGCGATCGTTAACAATGGCTCCATCCCGGAAGGCTATACGATCAACCACTTCTTGACCGACACGAACGCATGGTTCCTGACCACCGACGTGCCCAACGGCATGAAGCACTTTGTTCGTATTCCTTTGCAAAATAGCATGGACGGGGATTTCGATACAGGGAACGTGCGTTACAAGTCACGTGAGCGTTATAGCTTCGGGTGGAGTGACCCGCTCGGAATGTTTGCAAGCCAAGGCGCTTAAGCCAAAAGCTAGTAAACATGCGGTATCTGAGGGAGCTTCGGCTCCCTCTTCTTTTCCCTCTTGCGTTATTTGTTTGGTTCAGGTACACTTCAGGTGTCACAACCAAGGAGGATATATGGCTCGCGGAATCTACAAAATCATCAATGTGGTCAACAACAAGTTCTACGTCGGCAGTGCAGTAGACCTGAAACGACGCAAGACGAGGCACTTCTCAGAGCTTCGCACCGGCAAGCATAACAACCGTCATTTGCAGGCGGCGTGGGTTAAGTACGGGGAGCAGTCTTTTGTGTTTGTCGTTGTGGAAGAATTGCCAGATGACGCCGATCTGCTGGCCGCCGAGAATGTATGGCTCAAGGAGCATGTCGGCAAAGACTACTGCTACAACTTGGGCGTAGACGCAACGGCACCTATGACAGGTTTCGGCGGAGAGCTAAGTCCAACATGGGGGAGGAAAAGAACGCCAGAAGAGTTGGCTGCTCAAAATTGGTCTGGGAAAAAACATACCCAAGAATCAAAAGAAAAAATCAGGCAACACCTCATCGGCAAGCCAAAGTCAGCGGAAGTCAGGGCCAAAATATCCGCTACGTTGCTGGGTGAACGAAATTACTGGAGGGGCAAGAAGCGTCCTGATCATGCGGCCAAGGTAAGCAAGACTGTCTTCTCTGTCCGGGATGGGATCATGTTCCCTAGCTTGCAGGCGGCCTTGCAGTACTACGACATCAAGATGCCGACGTTGCGCCGGGCGCTGGCCAGCGGCAAACCGATCAGCCGTGGAAAGCTTACCGGCTACGCATTCCAATACGGCGGGATAACAACGCCAACGGAGCAGGATTTGAGCCTCATAAATTACAGGCTCAACTCATAGAATTCCTCTTGCAATCCCTGTCCTCTCATAGTATAAGGCTATGGAATCCGGGAATCCCCGGTGCGGCAAACAGTCCCGGCTGACGTCAAGCAGATTGCCCCACCGAACTCGCTTGAGAGGACAATCTAATGGCTGTATCTACTACCCAATCGATTTGGCGTTCGGGCGGCGGTGACAACACTCGCCAAGCCTACTGCGGCACTGGTGTCATGGCTGCCCAGTTCTATATTGCTAACGCCGCTGTCGCTGGCAACGTTGTCGTTGCACAGGGCACCACTACTCCCGTTATTCTTCCTGCCAATGCAGTGGTCACGTCCGTGGTTATCACGAACGGCCTGACTTCTGGCACGATGAATGTCGGCTACACGACTATTGACGGCGCTACTTCCAACGCTGCTTTCTACGTCTCGGCTCTGGCTGCGACTTCTGCCAAGACTGTGACGCCTGGTGCTACGGGTGCTGGTGCTGGCATTGGAACTGCGGCAAATGCGACCAAGAACTTCACCGTTACCAGTGAAAGTGCTGCTTCGGCTGTGGGCGACGTTGCTGGCTACATTACCTACTACGTCATTGACCCTCTGTTTGGTCAGCAGAACAACTGATAGGGGGCCGAGATGGCTCAACAAACAGACGTAAAAGCCCAGAGCCGGGCTTCGTCAGGCGTGATATTTGAGGGCCGCACTCGTGTGAAGGGCATGATCATTGCCCCGACATCGAGTGCCGGCAACGTCACTATCGCGGACGGCGGCACGAACGTGTTTACCGTACAGACGGTAGCCAATGGTGAGGCATTCAACTGCCTGATCCCGGCTGACGGCATCCTGTTCTCGACGAACGTGTCGGTAGTGTTGGTCAACACATCTGTGACGGTGTTCTATGGCTAAGAAAACCCCATCCCTTGCGATTGGCCGTGGCGAAAAGCTCCCGGTGTCCAAGGGTGCGGGTCTTACCGCCAAGGGACGCGCGAAATACAACAAGGCTACCGGCAGTAATTTAAAGGCTCCGCAACCAGAAGGCGGCGCACGCAAGCGTTCGTTTTGCGCTCGCATGTCTGGTATGCCAGGCCCGATGAAAGATGAGAAAGGCCGACCAACGAGGAAGGCGGCCTCATTGAAAAGGTGGAAGTGCTGACCGTGGACATCAATCTAGTCTGGAACGGCGCGTTGTCGCTGTTTGTGGGTTTGTTTGCCTATGTTGCCCACGAGAAGTTTTCGGAACTTGCACGTATCACGATTCTGCTGAACAAGACTCGTGAGGAAATTGCACGCGACAACGTCACGAAGGCTGAAGTTGATCGCATTACTGACCATATTGACCAGCGGTTCAATCGTCTTGAGAACAAGATTGATCAACTGATTGAGTCGCAGCGGAGGGTGTTATGAAGAAGAAAGTTAAGCGGTACGCCGGACAAGATAAAAGCTTGGTTGAGATTGAAGAGCGTTCGATCAAGACTCCTCGGTTGATTGAAGAAGAGAAAGCAAAAGCTCCTATGGACTATGCTGGGCTTGGCGGTCGTGCGCGAGCCACATCCATGATGAGCGGCCCTGTCCTCGACATCAAGGAGGAAAAGACTGAAACCGAATCAGAAGTTCCCAAATCAGAAGCCTCCAAAGGAATTGCGGCTGGTTTTGATGCCAAGCGTTATCTTGAAGAGTCCGAATCCAAGGGCGGCGGCCCACGCAGTGAAACCAAGCCTGCTGTGGAGAAAAAGAAAAAAGTTGCCCCCAAGCGAGCAAGTCAATCGTTTGGCGAAACAGATATGACTGCACTTGAAGAGCGCCGCAAGACCTCGGCGTCTACAGCGAAGGAACCGCCACTAGCAAAAGTTGGCAAAGCAATCAAAGGCACTGCTGAAGCTGCTGGTCGTCGTTACAGCGAATCTAATCCGTTTGCCAAGCGTATGGCTGGTGGTGGCAAAGTTTCCAGCGCATCGTCCCGTGCTGATGGCATAGCCCAGCGCGGTAAGACCAAGGGAAGGATCTGCTAATGAAAAAGCGCCGCAAGTTTGCTGACGGTGGTGTAACTGGCGTGCAGCAGCCGACGTATCCGTTCTACGGCAACACCCCGCAGGCTGGTGGCCAGAACGGCGGCATGAATCAGACCTTCAATATCCAGCCACAGGCGCAAGCAGGCCCGAACGATCAGATGGGTCAGCGGTTCGCCAAGGGCGGACAGGCGAAGGTGGGCAAGGTAATGTCTGAATTCAAGGCTGGCAAGCTGAAGTCTTCATCTGGCCAGAAGGTAACCAACCCCAAGCAAGCGATTGCCATCGGGCTGTCGGAGGCTGGGATATCCAAGAAAGCGAAAGGTGGAGCTATGAAAGAGTCAAAGATGATGATGAAGAAAGAAGTCGAGTTCATGAAGAAGAAGGGCGCTCCCAAGTCCATGGTCAAGCATGAGATGAAAGAGGCCGGCATGAAGTACGGCGGCAAGGTCAAGAAGATGGCAAGCGGCGGTCTGGCTGCTGGTCACAAGTCGGCTGATGGCGTGGCTACCAAGGGCAAGACCAAGGCTATGCAGGTCAAGATGGCCAAAGGTGGCATGACCAAAAAAGCTTACGGCGGCAAGTGCTGATATGCGGCCCTCTCGCGGCATGGGTGCAATAGCGCCCAGCAAGATGCCCAAGGCGAAGGTCAAAGCTCGCCGGGACGATACTGACTTTACAGAGTACGCATCTGGCGGCTCTGTGCGGCTGGGTAAGCCATCTGTTGAAGATGCCGTGAAGAAGGCTGCAAAAGGATCGAAGGTCAATCAGGCTGGCAATTACACCAAGCCTGAGATGCGCAAGCGCATGTTCCAGCAGATCAAGAGCGCAGCAGTGCAAGGTACGGCAGCAGGTCAGTGGTCAGCCCGCAAGGCGCAGCTACTAGCCAAGCGGTACAAAGCTCGTGGCGGAGGTTATAGA